ATCCCTTTGCGATTTGAATCAACGCTGCTGGATTAGTAAATATCGCACTAAATGACCCTTCATCGGTTACACCTGTACCTGCTCAACTATAGTTGTTATCAACATATCGTGTATAATCCCAGTCAAAATTTTTCCAAGGATATACCATATTTTTAAATTCAGGTTTCATACGTGTAAATTTTTCAACGGCCAATTGAGCACAATCAAATTCGGTCGAACCACCCGCATTTTTACAATTTTGTATATCGGTATCAAGTGCTTTACAATCAGGTTTATATGGTAAAGGACATCCGTATTTCGCGCGTTCGTTCGCGTTCATATATGTATTGTGTATATTTTTTTAGAATACGGGGAAGAGAAATGAAATATAGTCTCTAATTTTGATTTTACACATTCATATATTTTATTTCCAAGTTCAATCCCGCGTTGATTCGATTCAATTGTTTGTGTTCCACCCCATACTTGCGACATTCCAGCATCGACGTACAATTCTCTTACATAATTATATCTCAAAATAATATCATGTTTTGGCGCCTTTTCAGGTTCAATATTACTACATCCACGTTTGAATATAAATTCGCCACAAAGTCGAAGTTTTGTTTGAGGACAAAGAATAGCGGACATCATTGGTGGATTGTATAGAATAACGTTTTTACATGGATAATACAATCTATCACTGTTAAACCACCATTCCAATATTTTTCCACCAACATTCGCAAATACGGCGTGTTCATTTATAGCACCGGGAGAAGAAGGACTAATATATGCGGGATCTTGATAAGGTTGGAACCGGTTTATTGGATAATAGTATTTCATCAATTGTATTGGTCGAGCAAGGGGATATAATGATTTATATTTCCAGGCGGCAATTCCGGCATCTAATAACCCAGAACAAAGAGCAAATAGCATATTTATTTCATCATCTATATTTTGCGAATTCACATGTGATAAAAACATTGCGATTATGACCCAGAATCCAGGAGAAGATAATGTAGTACGTTCATTGAATGATAGAAATTCAGCAATTAGTTTGTGTCGTTCATTTAGATTTTCGTATATAGGCACCATATTATCAATTTCTGTTTGTGGATGTGTTTTTGGTGGAGGAGGTATTATATTTAAAAGTTTATTACTATCAACCACAAAACCTACCATATCACCCCATTTACGTCCTAAATATGTCTGCACTTTAAAACTATTTTCAATATTAACGTCAATAATAGGTTGCCCTTGTGAATTGATTTCTTCTCCTGTTGGAACGGTCTCTGGACTCCATTCATCGAGATTTGTTGAAATAGGGGTTTCTGTTTCATATTTTGCATTATTCAATAGTTGTTCTTTGCCTAAAATGTGCGCGCGCCCCCAATCATAAATGATTTGTTGTATATTTGCTGCGATATCTATGGTTGGAATAGACAGTGTAAAAAGACTGGGTTTATATGTATCGTTATCTGGATAAAGAGCAGATATAAATCCAATATGTCCGTAATATATAAGAGTTTTCAACGCAACCATATTACCAGTAGCACACATATTCCGCAATTGAATATAACAAGCAGGTATTTCCACCCTATCATTTGATACATTTGCTTTCGAAAATAAAGTTCCAATATTATACATTAATTGTGAGTAACTATAGAGAATACACGATATGCGTGTAGGAGATGCGTCGTTATGACGTATAACCTCGTCAAATAAATTATATACTAAATTATCTAAAACACTCATAAATATATATGTTATTTATATATTTTTATAAGTATTTAACCGTATTATATTAGAATTCATATGTCAAACTATATTCAAATAACGCAAATATATTTTATTAACCATCACAGCGTCGTGCTTAAGCACATATTTTTTGTTTTTGCATAAAATAAAATATTTTCTTATGTAATAAATTGTGTGATTTTTAGGTAAAGACCGTGTCCAAACACTGTAAGGGTTAATAAGATGTAAATCACTATTACAATTATATCATCTTTGCACCAAGTTGAATCAAATCATTTTTATATTTTTTACTAACAATGAATCCATTATATGTTTGACTATAATAGACAACGCGTTCATCATGAAACAAGTTCCATCCATTTCGACCAAAACGTTCTGGATATTTTTTTTTTAATTCTTCAATTGGACATGTGGGAAAAAGGACGTAACTATTTCGTGTTTTAGGATTTAGATGAAATTTAAATTGTTGGCTTTCGGGTTTTGGTTTTTGTTCTGTTTCTGTGTCGGTTTCCTTATTTATTTTGTGAATACCAAACCAATCATCATAATAACTTATTTCAGATGGAATATTTGAAACACAATTCTTCCAATCGGCATAGTAGCCCAATATACCCGTATTCCATTCATCATAGTCATCATAATAACCTTTTTTAGAAGATGATGCCAACTTTATACGAATAGGAACATACACTAATATAGTAGACGATATATTTTTTTGCATTAAATAGATATCAAAATTATCATATTTATTAGAAAGATATGTATGCCAAAGATAGTCTTTCACTTCTGTAGAAAGAGAATGAATGGGTACCCATTCGTGAATATATTCACTATCATTAAATGTCTTAATAGAACTTGCCTCTTGTTCAAATGATTCTTTTTTTGAATTCCAGTAAATCTCGAAAAGTGGATTCTCGGCCGTCAATTCATAATCCAATAAAGATGTATATCCTCCTTTTTTTAGAAAAAAATCACGAATGGATGAACTGAAATGAGATAGAGTGAAGTAAATCATTTTAGATGACATTTATTGATATAAATATATTATATATGCTATAGTATTTCTTATATTCATAATATATATTGGTTAACAACAGCAATCAATTCGTCGCGTTTAAGACCCGTTGTTCGAAGTCCCATTTTTGATGCCAATTCATTTAATTGTGCGACTTTCAATGTAGAAATACATTGAATTTTTGCGGTCAATTGTGATATCATCAATTTCATAATAATACGTGCATTTTTTTGCGGAATTAAATTTGTATCCCCTGATTTTGAAAGAAGTGGACTATAAGATGTTTTTCCATTTTTGTTCATTTTTAAAATGATAATATAGTTGATATTACAACTATCGATTGTATCCGTTGTCAATGGTTTTAATTCCCGAAATGTATAATCTTCACTAACGATAAGAATACATATATTAAAACGAGCACAAATATAGGATAAAAACATGTGGTGTTCATCGGGTTCCATATCCATATCATTGTTGAGCTTAAACAATGATTCCATTAAAGCCTTTCTTTTGATTTTATATGCAGATAAATTGAGAGATTTGAATAACCCTTTTTCTACCATATCCAATCCCATTTGCTTACGAAATTCTTGAATATGCGTATTGATTTCACTTGTTGATGTCATCAATGAAAAAGTGGGTGAAAATATATACAAAACACTAGCAATTCCCGTATTTTTAGTTATATTAATTATATATTTTGTATAATAATCCATGCCAATCCAACTAAATTCATTTAGGTTATCAATCGATTCCATTTTAGGTAGAGAAGGAGGCTCACTACTGCGAGTATTATAATATAATACGGTATCAATACGACGTATATCACCTAAAAAGTAATCATAACCAATGGAAGATGACTGATCATGATGGTTCGTGCTTATTTTTGGAACAGATATAATCATTATTTACAATAGAACGAATGATTTATAATAATTATTATATTACAAATCATTTTTTTATATATAACCGACTTGATTATTTAAACACATTCAATATCAAATGTTAATTCAATTTGAATCGATTCTTCTATATAATCTCGCTCATCTTCATCACATTGACCCGCTGCTATGTTTTTACACCGTTTTAATAACCGTGCTTTAAACCCAATCGTTTTCTTTTTCCTCTGTGTTTGAACACTTGCTGCGGTTTCATCATTTTCTCCATCAATATCTTCGTTTATATCCTGATCCATTTCTTGGTCAAATTCTGTTTCAATTTCTTGCTCTTGGTTCGTTTCTAATTCACATTCAGTTTTTATTTCATCTAATAAATCACACGAAACAATTTCATTATCGGTTGTAACAAACGGTGAATAATCATTTGAAATATTAATAACATAATCGAATTTTTCAGCATAGTTATTAAATGACGATTTTAATTCCAAATTTAATTTATTTTCTTGAATTTTATTTTCTATTTGTATAATATGTTTTTTATTTGCGTCAATAAAATCCAAAAAACATCGAATTTCATTTATACACTGTTCATCACACGCCAACAAATTTAAAAATATACCATTTTTATTACGTGTATATTTAATTTTATTCTTAAAAACAATTTTAAATAATTCCTTTGCTTCGGTTTTGTCGATTCGTTCAATTCGCGTTTTTAGTCGTGATAATACTATATCCGACATTCTATGATTATAATAGTCTTTTTTCTTTAGGTTGTTTTAACTATATTATAATATTAAATATGATTTTATATTATTATGTATCTACCAGATTTTAGTTGTGAATTCAAAGTTTCCGGGTTCACAATAATCATTGAGTCTATCTTCACCAGGTGCTTCCATTTGAACATTTTCATCCATAACTTCATTTTCAGGAATCATCGCAAGATTACGGAAATATTTTTCTTCATCAAATAATGCTTCGGTAAATCCAGTTCCAGAATGAACTTCTTGACCAAACATGATATTAGCGGATACACCCGTCATCTTATCCAATTCGCCGAAAATTGCCGCTTTTGCCAACATATCGGTTGTTTCTTCAAATGAACATTTCGGTAAAGGTCCTCTATCTGATTTGTTAATTCCGTGTCGGTCAATTGACATAATACCGCCGCGATTTACCATAGTATCCGCCAGTAATGCAATATGGCGATAATTCACATATGTGCTATCCGAACCAATCAATTCTGTTATTTCATTGATAAGCATTTCACGAACTGCTTCTACACCAAGTGTTTCATAGATTTCATAAATACTGTTTGTATATGTTTTCGATGCATCGACGTTTGGATGACACATAATATCAACAAAATTACTACCTTCTGTATAAAGAACCCACGTCGATTTTGGAACATAATCATCCGAGTTGGGCGATACACGATATATCATTCCCTCCGTTTTTTCCATCGATACACTATTAATACCCTTGATTCCTTTAATAACAATGTCATTCAATACGGTTTTTTCCAGATTTTTAATGGTCATAATCATATCTTCGCTATCCGTTTGTGTCGGGTCATCCGACAATTTCAAGAAATGGAAACGAAAGATTAGTTTGCTTGCGTTATCATCACTATACACAAATCGAATATCTTTCGCCAAATCGTTATTAAATTTACTTTGGATAATGTAGTAAATATCCGACATTCTAATATCTTTATCAAACATGGTGCTTTTATTAAATTCTAAACGCAAAATCCAAGGTGAACGTTCCTCTTGCTCTTCAGTTCCACTCTCAATATCTTGGAAGAATTCGTAAATTTCCATCAGTTCCTTGTCTTCGTCAATAAGTGTCATTTTTGTTCCATCCGTGCTAACAGGGTCAAAGTAAATACGACTACTTGTGCAAATATCTTTGAGTGTGGTTATCTCAATCGTATTTAGAACTGCATTAGCTTTTTCCTTCTCGAATTTATGTTCATTATCAATAAATACGGTCATTGTGGGTGATTTCATATTTTTGCTAACGGAAATGATTTCTTTCAAACGAGGAAGACCACGTGTCACAGCTGATTTGGCACTAATACCCGCAAAATGAAACGTGTTTAGCGTCATTTGAGTACAAGGCTCACCAATCGACTGCGCAGCAATAACACCCACAAGTTGTCCTGGAACCGCAAATGATTCCTTGAATTTTAATTCAATCTGTTCAACAATGTAATCAAACGCCGCACGCGTAATCTTGAATGTATTCATCATATATTTTGGGGATAGAATCGAATTCAATAGTGCGTGAAATGTGCAATTTGCCGGATTGGATTCTTTAATAACCGACATTTTTTTTAAATACTGAATTCTTTCAAGAATATAGAGTGGATTCATATCACATAAATAATCAGATGTGATATTTGACTGAAATATTGCCTGTGCGTTCGTAATAATACGTTTGACGTTGACCGGGTAGTAAATATCGCTTTTGGTTGTATATTTGAATACATTTTCAATGAGATATCTTCGCGCATCCATTATTTCCTGGTAATGAACCAACATTTTGGTATAAAATTCGGTTCTAGCCAAAGGTGTCATCCGCTTAAATTCAGCCGCAACAGTAGGTGTTACACTTTTAATCCAATTATCAGTCGGTGCAATTAAATAGTTTTTCGCAATTTCCGCGGCATTCATTGAAATCGATGGGATCCGTTGCTTTTCAATGTTTTCAGGATTCATACCATCTTCACCATAGAGAAATTGAACAATATTGCCATTATCAGTTCTCACGGTTTGGTCTTGACATACTACGATATCTTCCATTGCTTTAACCAATTTACGTTGGATGTATCCAGACTCAGACGTTTTGATAGCAGTATCTATAATACCTTCACGCCCACCCATCGAATGGAAGAAGAACTCTTGAGGATTCAAACCGGTCAAAAAGCTATTTTCGACAAATCCGCGTGCCAAGGGTCCATCATCGAATTTATTAAAATGAGGTAGGGTTCGATGACTAAAACCATATGGGCAACGTTTGCCATCCACGTTTTGTTGTCCCACGCATGCCGTGATTTGCGCAATATTAACCTTAGTTCCTTTTGAACCTGATTCAACCATATTCACCATACGATTACTTTTCACTTGATGCTTCGCAACTTGAATACCCGTATCTTGAATCGCCGAATTGAGTGCACCATTGACCTGAATTTCAAACTCCAACGAATTCGCCTTACCACTATCATTTGAAAATGTTCCATCATGAATACTTTGAATGATTGTTGCAACTTGGGTCTTCTTTGATTTGATGATTTCGGTTATATGTCTCTGGGCAGCATTATTAATAACCAAATCACTAATACCTACACTGAAACCACTCATAAGCATCCAATTCGTAATCAAACTCATAATATTATCCAAAAATTCCTTTGCGGCACGAGGGCCATATTCATTATAAATGATATGGATAATACCCTGTTCTTTCCCACCCAGCAAACTTTTATCAAATACACCATCCAAGATTTTGCCTTGTACAATCTTAACCACATTTTGGTATTTGAGTGGGTCATCATCACTATAGCTATCATTTTGTTTTGTTATATTTATTTTGGGTAAAACGGTTGATAGAATGGTTCGACCACTCCACAAGTCCTGTGTCAGTCTATCTTCATCGTCAAAATAGAATTTATATACGGGGAATCCTCTTGGTAAATCTTTGACTAATGTTCCAGCTGTTACATCGGGGGGTGGTATCGTTCCATCGAATCGTTTATTCCATACCAACAAGTCCATAACTTGTGACCTATTCAAGAAATTATCATATTTTGTAAAACGATACGCACCAACAAGTGTATCTTGAACAATTGAAATAATAGGACGATTTTGAGCAGGCGTAATAATTTGCGTAGGTACACTCGCAAGTGCTTCCAATTCAATTTGTGTTTGTTTGGATTGAGGAACGTGCATATTCATTTCATCACCATCAAAATCGGCATTGTAAGGAGTAGTGACATTTGGGTTCAAACGAAATGTATTGTATGGCATAATGCGCACACGATGTGCCATCATAGACATTTTATGAAGTGATGGCTGACGATTAAATAACACCATATCACCGTCTACCAAATGACGATTCACAATATCACCTAATTCCAACACAATATTTTCACGATTAATATGTTTCAACGAAATAACTTGTTTATCACTATTGCGTTTATAACTTTTTGCACCTGGATATTCATCCGGACCATTTTGAATACGAATCATCAACCATGTAATATTGTATTTAGTTACCACCTCAGGGAAAGTGAGATTTTTTGCGATTTTAATAGGAACGCCGAGTTCATCAATTTCCAAGTTGGGATCAGGGCTAATGACACTACGTGCCGAAAAATCAACACGCTTTCCCATTAAATTACCACGCACACGCCCCTCTTTTGATTTCAAACGATCTTTGATTGACTTCAATGGTCTTCCACTGCGCTGTTGTGCTGGAGGAACACCTGGTAAATTATTATCGATTAGTGTGCTGACGTGATATTGAAGTAGTTGGGTCCACTCGTCAATAATATTTTTAGGCGCATTTGCCTCGATTTTTTGTTTTAGAGCACGATTCGTTTTGACAATATCGCATAATTTATGTGTCAAATCATCTTCCATTCGCGTGTTTGTGTCATTGCGAACACTGGGACGAACACTTGGGGGTGGAACAGGTAATACCGTACAAATCAACCAATCCGGATGACACCATAACTTATTAAAACCCATCAATTCGGCTTCATCTGATGTTATTTGTTTGAAAATACGATGGACTTGTTCCGCTGTCCATACCAATCGAAGAGGAGGTGCCTTTTTATCGGCGGAATTTACCTTAAATTCTAATATGATACGACCAATCGCATTATTATCACGCTTAATCGTAGAAGGTTGAAATGCTCCGCATCCACACGCATTTTTTTCACCACAGCGTTTTACTTTGGAACTTTGTGTATAGATAAAACTGAATCGTTGTGCAGGACTGCGCTTCATTAAATTACGACGAATGGATGCATCCTCCAAATTAATAAGCGGTTTTGCACAACGATAACATACCAATTGAATAGCTTTCATAATAACTGCCATGAATTGAACATGGAATACGGGAACCGCTAAACGAATATGACCCGGATGACCAGGGCATTGATTACTCTTTTGACCACAGCTTAAGCACATCATACCCAGATCAAGTGGTCCCATTCTACGGTCAAATAATCCTCCTACTACAGCCATTTCACCATCATATGTTTCCTGTGTAACAATTTCTGCTACACTACGACGTTCTATTTCATCCGGACTCAATACCGAGAATTGAACACCAGTGACGGTACTAATATCAGCATTACCATAATCCAATTCTTTGTAGTATGACATTATATATAATATTTAGGATTATTTTTATACTGTTTTTAACGGCAATGAAATGTTGATATGAATTTAATGTTATGAAATTCAAATCAATTTTTTATGAATCATTCATCCTTTGTAAAATTAAGGTTTGCTATGTGACTGCGATAGCTAATATCATCCGGTGATAAATATGAAAGCACTTTATTGAAACTCGAAACATCTGCCATTTTTTTATCACTATTCCACACTTTAATTAACGCATTGTATTTTTTAGACACAATACTAATTCCATTAATGATATCTGTTTCTTTGTTTGTTACATTTGTTAGAATGATGAGATTTATAAAATCCCACATAACTTTATCTACTATATCCTTTTGTACTTTAATATTATAACATCCACCATTCCTATTTGATACATCTTCCCAAATAGGAATTATCCCATCACGCATAAAGAAATAATAACCGTTTAAAAATTGTGGCAAATGATGAAAACTATTGACAAACATACTATAACCACGTATTGTATTAAAATCATAAATACGAATGTAGCTACTTGTTTCCCAACTAGGTTCATCTTGTTTATGATACCATACCGTCCATTTATTCACCAATGGTATATCCAATTCAATAACAGGCGTATGTAATGTGTCGGTCATTATTATCTTTATAAAATAATATATTTATTATGTCTTATATACTTTTAATCATTGTAATTATTATTATCGTATCTATGGCCTTGATATATAAATACTGCTATTCTATTGTCCGCGAATCCTTTTTAGTAAATCGCGTTATGTTATCAAATGATACACTCAATCCTCTTGTTATTAGTATATTAGAAACTTATCCTATTCAACGCGAGTTCGTCAAAGTTCTTTCAAAATATATACCACTCTATTGGTACCAAATGAAACATTCATTGGAATATCTACAACCAGAACTATTACATAAAACAGATTTGGTTATTATGTTCCGCCCCATAGCTGTTAATTTATATCTAACAGGTAAATTACCTGATCTAAGATTTATTACAAATCTATATACGATATATTTATCGATGTGTGTTGAAAATGATTCATCTCTAAATGAATATGAAGATATTTTGACAAATAATACAAATAACAATATTATAAAGTTTTACATTATAGATGAATCAATGGAACAATTACTTCGAATATTATTCCCGTTCAAACAAATAAAATTTATAGTTATTCATATAAATGATTTGTGTAAAAAAATGGACCCATATGGAATTTATATATTATGGACAACTGAATATTCACAACCATTAATACAATTATCAAAATATAATAAATATCGAATTATTACAATTGCACCAAATCATCCAATTTTACAAAAAATAACAAAAGAGTATCCAGCAATACGTATAACAAAATATGATATATCACTCCAACAGGCGTCAAATGTAGAAAGAGTTATTTATGGATTAAATACAAAAATGGCAATTTATAGTGTTCGTGATTCATCGAATGATATTCGAATAAATACATTCATTCGAACGTGTTTTAATTTTTTAGAAAAAATCAGGACAGAAGTAGAATCAACTGAAGCAAAACATACATTTGAAGAATTACGTGTTGAGAATTTCATTGAAATGGCATTAGTTCCATATCATACACAAGTGTATAACTATTTTAAAGAATTACAGTTAATAACATATAATGATGACCCAATATGTAAAAATGTTATAGGTTCTATTCCGTGTAATATAAATGTATTGCACGATAATCGTATGAAATTAATGTTTACTCCACATATTCAATTATAATTAGAAACTTCAAATATGCAATTTTTGACATTTTTATCTATAAATCTATTAATAATTCATAATATATATTTGTTAAATTATTATTGAAAAATATTCAATCATATCATTACTATAACGAGAATAAATATCACCTATTAAAATGATATTAGTTATTTATTATATAATGGTAAATAATATAATATATTTATATACCATTATATGAAATTTTTGTATTACCTTGCTGCTTTTGGTAATAATGATATACCTGTCAAATATGATATTCTTATACATAATTTAAATTATATTTACAACAATATCAAAGAAAAATTTAGCATTGTTATCAATTTTTACACAATATCAAATGAAATAAAAGATAACATTCGAAAATTGGATTTTATAGAAAACACATACTTTTATGAAAAAACAGGTATTTTAACTGAGCTATTTTTAACAAATCCGTATAATAATGAGATTCACAACTACGATTACATTCTATTTACATTAGACGATGTGAAAATTATAAATATTGATATTTTAAATATGATCGAAATAAAAAAAAAACATAAAATTCAAATTCTTTCGCCTAAAATATTAAATAGCACACATCCATTTATGAATGTATTTAACAACCTTACCATACATAACTTTCTCGAAGTATATATGTTATTACTATCACCATTAGATTTCGACACCTTTTGTTCTATTCATACAATTGAAAATAAATGGATGTGGGGTGTAGATTTATTATTTGGATATTATAATATCAAAGCCGGTGTAATCAATTCATATGTTGTAAATCATGTATTTCCAAGTAAAACATATCGAACCGATGCTGCTAATATGTGTAATGAATATATGCGAAAATATACAAAATACACAAACTATGAACAAATTCCCAAAGATTATTATGCTATTTCGCAAAAAATTGATAATTATATATAAATATTTATACGAAACAATATACAATGAAACTAGGGTTATCTCATATTAATATAGACGATTTAGAACAATTACCACACGATGTTCTAAAGCGTCTTATTCAACAAGTGGCCACATCACCACTGGCTGATCCAGAATCTACCAAAAAGATACCAATACAATTAATTGAATCAATCAACCATATTATTCGATTGCGTGAATATACAGATATACCCGTCATTCAATCCACTGATTCAAAACAAACAATAAAACAAATAATTGAACAATTATTATACACTATTGACCGAGATGGATATGTAGTTCATATTGTCGAAACGTCTCCTGCCGACTGCTCTCGTGAATGTAGTATTGCCGTTAATCATTATCGGGTGGCTTCTATTGCTGAAATCATTCAATTGGTGATCGATACATTTGATTTATTACCTAGCACGGATTGGGAAAAATTACCGGTATCGTATAAACAATACGAGGACCAATATATTAGTCAAAAAATGGATTGCGCACCTTTATATGTATCCGTATTCGACATAAAGACTTGTGAATTTATCAAACCATTGACGATGTCACAGTATTATACGTGTTATAAACAATATAGAAAAACACAAAAGGCAGTAAAAATTTGAAGTCTATATTATTATATGACTAACCAGTAGCAAAAGTATACGGACAGACATGGCCGAAATGACATTTCACAATACGTCATACAAGGATTATGAATTGGGTGACGACATTTACAACGGCATTTATTCAACGACAGGCCTTCGCATCAATTTACGACACAGCATGCGGTTTTTTCGCCTGAGTGCGGAATATCTTGACAATTTTACAGGTGATGATGATGATTTGAAATACATTCGGCAAATTGTCGCACTACAAGGTGCTTACGCCCGTTTAGCGCGGTTATATGAAGACGAAAGCCGGCAATCATATACAGCGTATTTCGACGAATTCCACGACATTGTGTTCAACGGTTTAACCGTTATAACATCATTGGTGGAATCTATTCCGCAATTTTACCCTCCGGAATTTCAATTGGTCGCGTTTTATGATTGATAGATTTATAGAAATGTTTGTGTTATTACCATTTCACTTTTTTTAATTATTAATTTTATTTGAACTATATAATATAATGACATTGAAACTAAATATTCGCGACAGGCGAACAAAGAAACAGAAATATACACGTCGAAAAAATAAACGAACACAATATGGAGGTTCTCAACCTCAACATGTATCTCAAAAAGCACCTGTCTGGACATTTACAGATGATTTTGTGTATAACATAAACTATCAATTATGGTTTCCCGAAAAGAAAAAATCGTTCTTCTGGTCTTCTAATACTATTAATGTTCAAGCGTATTTTAAAATTAGTTTGTCTGCAACTTCAGAAAACCCTAAACAAACAGACCATAAATTAACATGTCAATTACAATTGAAAAAATGTATAACGCAATATTGTATAATGATGGATGAGCAAATAGAATATATGATAAATTTTAAGTTATTTGTCGAAAGAGATATAATATATAATATATATTATATCGACCCTGAAACAAATGGCGTTATTTTAATTGCGAAATATATAAAAAAAAGATTACCAGAGAAAGAGATGAATGTATTTGAAGACCAAAGAATACCACTTCCTGAAACCTTAAAATTAAGTATTTTTGAGTACGCATTAAATTCTACATTTTTTCATAGTGTATTTCAGCACATTACAGACATATATGGTCAACGACAGTATAAGCAACGATTACAAAAAGAGAAAGAAGAACGATTACAAAAAGCGGAAGAAGAACAGACGACACACAACTCTTCAACATCCACCAATACCACCACTACACAGGATAGTAATAAATATCAATCAAGCGCTAATGACACTGGTCATACACCATCCCCAACAACCTACACCAATCACTCTAATTGGGATGATTCACATCAACCAACTGCTGCAATCACTACTTATCAACCGTATAACGGAATGTCTTATGAAGAATGGCAACAAAATAATTTATAAATATAAAAACAACAAACATACTTGACGATGCAATGTTTAAATTACATCATTTATATTTTGATATTGTCGAAAAACGGTGTAATTATCTACGAGGTTTTCTGCATCCATTCATTCTATAGGTTTCACCCCCGATATGACTATATCTATCATATCCGAACCATTCAAATTGTATATTTGACGTATGCGTTCGTAATCCAAATTTTCCGGTAAATAATGTGACAATTGTTCCAACGACTTATATTTACAAATAAGATAATAGGCGATAACAGAATTTTTAAGATTACTAACATATTTAAATTTAATATTTTTATAATAATCTGATCCACATAGAATACACAAATCCGTAAATTCAGCACTGGTTACATTCAAATCTTTTTTAATTTCGGCCAGATTATATTCGAGAATGTGTGAGCTATTTGTTTTGTAAAATCGATACAAATGGTCACATCCATATACCAACATATCATTATCTTCTGATATGACACCGTCGATTTGTTTCTGTTGGTATAATAGACCGATTGTTTTATCCGCCTCCATATATGGATTATCAACATATTGAACCCCCATAACTATACATAAATGTTTTATGGTTTGTTTTAGTTTCTTATCAATCGATAAGCAATTCTTCTTCAACTCATTTATTTTCGATAAAATGGAAACTTTTCTATCGTCTTCCATAGAATCACTTGGTTCATCCTTTAAATATACGGATTCCAAATAATGGATGACTTCCATACTACGACTTTTACGAATAGCTCGTTTATGAAGTTCTGCCATTTTTTCCTTAGGTGGACGCCCCTCAAATATATAAACCGGCATAATTTTAAATCGATCCAAATGGATGATTTGTTTGAATATTTCTTCAACTGGGTCTTTATTTTGAATTAATGCTTTGTATAAATACAATTGTAAATCTATAGCTATGCGTTTATTGCGTAAATCATATAGTGTGCGTTCTTTAATAGAATTTGTGCTATATCGTTTAATAAGATAATTCAAATCTCTAACACCCATTTTATATATGTATGTATATTTATTGGTTTATTTTCTTTATACTTATTATTATCTTGCATTCAATTTTTTGACACACATATTTAATTCTCTTCATACATTATATGTTAGACCTGAGTCCCGACGAATTAAAGACACTAACAGGTAGATTCGCATTTGATGGCATACGCGAATACGTTTTAAAAAATGTATATGAACGGCGTATATTTAAAAATGAACGATTACATATGACCTATTTTTTAATGAAGGGAATGGATTCGCGGTTGATAGAAACAAATGCACAAGAAATGATACGTCGTACATTACTTTTTGATTCATTGGTACCACCTCGACCGACAACTTTAATATTATATTGGTTCCCAACCCCATTGAAAAAGAAAATAAATTACCGCAAACAGAGTATTGATGTTCCAGAAATTAATAGTGGATATACACTCCATTCGCCTGGTATTCCATATATTTGTATCTATCGATATGAAGAAGCATTAAAAGTGCTCCTACACGAATGTTCGCATTTTTATCATTTGGAACACAAATTATCCAATAATATATACGATAATTATTTCATTAATAAATACGACATAAAAATAGACTGCTCATTAATGGAAACATATAGTGAGGTCATCGGGGTTATTATGAATATCTATTTCATTTCAGGTGAATCAAATAATCGTGAAAAAATGTATCAATTATATTTAATTGAATTGGCATTTGCTCTACAACAATGTGCTAAAATTTGCGATTTTTTTCATATTCGGTCTATTCGCGAATTATCAAAATTGAAATCGAATACAAATATAATGACCTATTTTTTCCTGAAAACGGCATTTATGTTATCTAACGTAGAACGTGTTGATTTTGATGCATTTATTGATTCATTGTTTCATACGTCGAAACCACTTGTTTTAGAAAACCCGGATGAATTCTGTAGAAGAATAGATGAAAATCTACAAATAACAATTGATACTGCTGTTAAATATGAAGAATTTAATATCGATTTGCCGAAAGAAATATCGGATTCGATGCGAATGACGATTGTTGATTTTATAGAACACGTTTAATAGATCGATATATAAAATATGTCGAATACGCGTATTTTTGATGATAGCTATTAGGTATTAAAAATTTGATAGCTATATTTTCAAATGTTAATATATTAGACAAAACACACAAGCCAACCAACAATGACTGACAGCAACAGCAGCAACAACAACATACAGGAATTCACGACACGCTACGCAGCACTTGATGGCGCAAAACAAAATATCGTGCGCAATCTTCTATGGGTGATTTCCGAAAAGGCAGAGCAGGGTTTGTGTGCGTGCGTTCATACCGTAATGTGTCCGGTGGAAGAACACATCCTTCCACTTCTTACATTGTTGAGTTCAAGTGTTCATATTTCAAATATAGCAGATGCCGACACCGACGATGCCGAACCCACGAAAAAACAATACACCTTGACATGGACACTTGGTGATTTCTTTGTTCCCGAATTCATTATTCAAGAATCAAACGCACAATGGGACCAATGGGCATCACTGATGTCATTGGATGACGATGAAGAACGGGATAACTAATTAATATCTTCATCGCGTGTCCTCTACACAAAACTGTTTTTTATTTAACCGAAATATAGTGGTTTAGACCAACGCATATTTTTTCAAAGATTTTATAAACTATTAAAATTTGATGTTTATATTTTGCTTTAGCACATTTATATCTTAGACAATCTACAACCAACAATGACCGACATACAGGAATTCACGACGCGCTACACAGCACTTGATGGAGCCAAACGAAATATCGTGCGCATTCTTCTATGGAAGATTTCAAAAAAAAACAGAGTTGGTTTCGTGCACTCATACCACATCGTGTGATGTTAAAACACACATCCTTCCACTTCTCACATTGTTGAGTTCAAGTGTTCATATTTCGAATATAACATATATCTACACAGACATCGCAAAAAAAGAATACACATTTACGTGGGCTCTTGGTGATTTCATTGTTCCCGAATTCATCATTCAGCACCAAGAACCTCTTCCATTGTTTCGATACCAAGCACGAATGCCCATTCGTTTATGCTCCAGAATGGCGTTTTTTCTCAGACCGGGTGGTTTTTTGTGTTTCTCGACGATCACATCTAACAGCGAACGAAAGCACGTTGATGGGATTCGTTCTAACCGATGGAAGAAAATAATCGAATCCCAATTTGACCATTTGAATGAAATAGAACCCGAAATGCAGCATTATGTAAGAACAACCATTATGAACGTCTCACAAATGACTGCAGAACACCGCGATCAGGACAAATATACAGACATAACACATCTCATCCACCGACCAATGCTCCATATCAACTTCAAAGACCGTATTCCAAGTGATAAGCACGTTGTTGCGGTCCTTGTCCCACACCGTTATAGTCCGCTTTGGAAAAACTGTCCCAATTACGACATTCCCTACGAGTCCCCTCTCCTTTCTGAACTTACTGACAAGGGTGCTGTTCTTGCTGGACGAAACGAATTGCCTTTCATGATGAACCCTCTTGGAGATGCGATTATCGTGTTGGATGAATAATTACATATAATTATAGTAGAGTGGTAGATTACACCTGACCCAAATACTGTTTTTTATGTTATGACCAATAGCAACAATCAAACGACTTCGTGTAAAGATTTTACCCAAAATGTAGAAGATATTTATTTATCACAATCGATGTATTAGTATAGGCATCTTTTCTTTGAAAAACTTTAAAAAAACTATAAATAAATATCATATGTAATGAAACTATGATATTTAAGAATATTAGTTATAAATAAATAATTAAAAAATCGGACTTACTGGAATTGAACCAGTGACACTCTGATAACTAAGCCATAAGGCAACCACTACAGTCAGATGCTCTACCAACTGAGCTAAAGTCCGTCATAATACGGGGACTTGGGAGAATCGAACTCCCGACCTCTCGCACCCAAAGCGAGAATCATACCACTAGACCAAAGTCCCGTATATAGCACTGAATACGCACTATATATTATAGTTCCATATATTTTTTATATTCTTTTATTGTTTATTAGAATACGTAAATAATTAGTCTGTGTTTTTATGGAATACTCTATATTTACTATCAATTATTTACTTTCTTAGTGATATCAATAGATATTAACACTATATAATTATTTTCTACGCAAATTTCGTTTTTTAGAAATGCGCTTCTTTTGGCGTCTATT